GTCTGACGTTTTATGTGAGTTTATTATAGTCAGTCTTGTTGGTGCATCTATACGACCACGACTTGTTTTTGCATTCCGCAACATGTTTATCGCAACTGTATTTACATCTATTGTTGTGCCAAGTACTAAATTCCTCAATCGTGTATCTTCCAAAAGAAATCCTAGCGGCAAGCAGTCAAAGTTTGGAGAGCACCAGCAGTTCACTTGTGTGTATTTCTTCAGATTGATGGTAAACACCTTGGCACTCCCGCTAAACACACTAAATTTACTCAAGTCAAACAAAGCCACACTGTGCGCACTGTCTGCCTGAAATCCACCCCCTGGGCTAGTCGTTGGCACCAAGTAAATAGGAATTTGGTGGTCTAGCTGCGCATCTGGCAGGATTACAATTTTTCCTGTGATTGAATTCTTATAAAGAGGTTGTGCTTCGATCTCACAACACCCTGCTCGTCGTGGAAGGTATATGTGTGACTGTGAGCTCATACGTCTTACAAGCTCGTTCACACTAATCTGGCCAGATAATCTAAGTGCAACACTGTATGCCCATCCTAACACATGAAGCTTTGTGCCTGACGTATACACCACGATGTTCTCTGGTATGTCTTCACAAAAAACAGCCTTATACATATCACCCATGAACTCATAATCAACTGTCGTCCACCCTACCCGAGGCATGTTGTGTGAGTAAGCATACCTGTACCCAAGCTTCTCTCCCATATAAGTGTTTAGTGGAAGAGGATCGTCGAGAACTACATCAGCCAATACCACAAGTGCTTGCGCTAGCTCCACGCTTAAACTGCTTGTATTGTATCCAAAGAGTTCCACCATACGTTTGATATACTTGACTGCTGTATAATCTTTATCAAGACCAAAAGTCACATCTCGAAAAACCTGTATGATTGTGTGTTTTTTGTAATTCCTTAGAATGAACAAAAGGAAAATCAGGTCCCCAAGGCAATGCGGTTGATCCTTGTACCAGTCTGAATCAAGCTCAATCCCAGGTCTGTACATTTGAGTTGTCTCATCAATAGCATATGTGACTGACATTAAGTGCGACGACAACCCCGTTGTTAGCTTAAGACGCCTGTTGGATGTAGTGTGCAATTCCATGTAATTTAAGATACAATGTGTCATGTCCCCGTCTGGTTTAAACTTGAGCAATAGCGGCTTACCCATGGATCTTGCAGACTGCAATATTTCGAGGGCAACACTCTTCTTATTGAACGCATGCAATGGTTCGTCTGGTTCTGCCCCCAATCGCTGTAATAGAGACTTGCAAATCTTTACATCACTCAAAAACGCTTCTGGGTTCTGAATAGAGCTCATGTCACAAAAGAAGTCTTGCTGGTTGTTGATGTACTGAAGAACCTTAAATGGCTCATTGACACACGTATACTTATAGTTTTTCCGTGGTTCATTGTACGCCTTTGTGTTTAAACGTGAGAATTCTGATCCTTCCCACCTTGCCCTGTCAAGCATTTGGTAAATCTGAAGCACTGTTGGATCATAAGAGTACTCTACAAGTTCTTGCATGACCTTATAAACATCATTTTTTAAGAAATCTGATGGGATTTCTAATTGGTCGAAATAATCCACGTAGTCTTTGATACTAATCTTGTTATCCTCAACATCAAAGTCAAGATTCCGTGTAAGGCAAGCACGCTGGACGAAGTGTGAGATCCGCAGATTTAACTGTGCACGGCCTTGACGCATGTAAGCCTCTCCAAAACTGTGTTGAAAGTACTTTGATGAAAGCCAGTCGTTATAACGCTCAGGGTCTTTAGGTTTCAGGTAGAGGTCCATAAAATGTTTATCCCAGTAACTTCTCGCATCATCTAAGGTGTAACCTAATTTTAGTTTAATGGACCTCAACAACTTGGTGTCTACCATGTACGTATAATGGGGATGGTATAGTTTTGTGAATCCAAGTGTGCTTTCATCAACGTTTTCCCCGTCCTTGAACGTCTTTTCATGAGCTTTAAGATAAAACAGCTTGTCCAATTTCATTTTTATTACAGCGTCTCCATATTGCCTTAACCTGAGTGTATTTGGATCACCTTTAGTTAGAACATGGAATATTGGATAACAATCAGGAACACCCCACAATTCTGTTGGTGTGTTTGCCATATTATCATCAAAGATAGTTTCATTTGACCCAAACAACCCATATGCCTCAGCTATCCTGGCATTCTGTATTCTACCCATTATGTACGCAACATCCATAGGGAGCCCTATCCGACACGCCTCACCAACCCTTGACGCAGTCGTTGTGATATCCGATGAAAAACCCATTGCACCAATATTTAGTCCTGTCTCTTTTACCTTCTTAATATGGGGGTATGTCATCACACCATTAAACGAAATCAGCGAAATAAACTCAAACAAGAATTGCTGACAATTCGTTTTCTTTGTGCTGTCATTAATCCCACAAGATCTCATCACAATTCTATGAACAAGCTTGAATTCTTCAAATGTTTGAGAATCTGGACATGACACAATTAACGCATAATCATCGGAGTGCTCCATGTGGTATACTGAAATAGGTCTGTCAGGGTATATTTTTTTCCACACTATTTGTGTTAAGTTGCTGACTCCTACGGCCTTTGCAGAAGACATGTAATTAAACATTCCTTGCAAAAAGTTTTGTGTTGATTTGATTGTACCTGCTTTGAGCTGCGTAGGGATGTCATTATGTGAGTAGTAAACATTTTTTGTCAAATCTGGTGGGACATATATTTCCTTCCTTGCCCATGCCTCAAGCACTATCTCTGAATGGCCCACAAATTCATTTCCAAGCGCTTCGCGTAAACCATTATTGAACGTAGCAAGACACTCCATTGTTTCAGCAGCTGACCACTTTGTACAATCTCCATTACAATAAAACAGCTTGTTTGCCTTTGGTGATTCCGTTATATTGGCTTGATCAACAATCCGTTGGATATCGTACATCTTCTTATCACCTTTTACAGATATCATTTCTGCGGGCAGTTGCTTACACAGCTCCCTATATCCAATCTCTACAGAACGCGCCATAGCTTTAGCCCCGTGATTTATTACGTAAAACTCACGCTTGGCCCCATACTGTGCCTTAATGCACACATCTGTTACAACTCGCATATTGTTATTTGTGATATTCCATCTTGCCAGTTCGTATGTGGTTCTAATCTTCGTGTGCCTGATTAAGTCTACAGTGCTATCGTGAACCTTGCATCGATTTGTCCCTGCCAATACTACCAATTGTTTCCGTGATTCATTTGAGACAGTGTCAACTGACATAAAATAAGGGTCACTAACATGCTCAATCTCCTTGTACAACGCCAACCTTTTCTTCTTTGATTTGGCCAACTGATCCGTAGTCATCGCTGACAATTGATTCAGCTTCGTCTCTCGTTTCCTTTCTGGGATAATAGATTTGGTACTAGACATGTCAAGAAGTGTATCAGTTTTTAAAGAGTTATAAATTCGTTTATCTAGATTGGAACCTGCAACATCCTTAGCTAGCAATAGCCCACATAACTGAGTCGCTTTTCCCCAGAATCCAACCTTGTTGTCATTTTCAAGGAAATCTACGAACTCACTTGGTGTAAAATCTCCTGTTTTCACTTTCTTTGTATGTATGTCGTGTTTGGCTTGGTATTCTTGAATGGTCTTTATTGCATTCACAAACTCGTGGTATGGAGAAGACGGTTCTTTGTTGGTATGAACATACAAAAACATGTCATCTAACAAGTCTTGAATGTCAAATATTGGAGTGCCCATATGTAAAATTGATCTAAGCTTAATTACACCACCAGTTGAGAACGGGTCACGTACTCTAGCAATATAGCTTGCAGTCGCTTGCTTTACGTTACCTGACCTGTAAGAGTCCATCATTCCCTTGAAGTATGGAATACGCGAGCACAAATATAAATCAAGTTCACACTTTAACGGCTTAGTATATTTATCGATGACGAATTCCTCTATTTCTGAAAACTCGCTAAACGAATCCATGTATAAATATCTAAAGTCACTAAGAAGTTCTGCAGTCCGCTGCCGATGTGCATAACCAACAAGACTTCTAGTGAAATATATCTTCTTCAGATGTAAGCTAAGATCCTGTGCTGTTATCAAATTTCTGTCCACATAACTTTGAAATCGTGTGTAAGTACAATATGTTGTTGATAGTACACTATAAAATTGGTCTGCATGAAACACTAATCGATTACTAGGTAATCTTCTCCATCCAGTGTGTTGTATTGTCCGTTCACCAATTGTTGAGTTGTATTTGAATCCATAATATCGTGCAGTTTCCTCGGACATTGTTCCAAAGTGTACTATTAAAAACGCGCGACCTACATCTTTACCTTTATCTTGTTGACCGTGTTGCACAATATAGAGTACTTGTGGCGAACCAGAATTGAATAAAGTATAATCACCGTACTT